GAGGAGTGCCTTGGCCTCGGTGTCTTCCCATTCATGGCTTGCACCCAGTCTGCGATCCCCGGGGACAGGAACTACACTTTGCGAAAGAACGGCACGGACGAACTGGTAGCATGTTTCGGGGTTGGTGATACAGACTGCGACGGGGAAGGTTGCATTTGGATGCTCGGGACTCCCCTGGTGAAATCGGTATCAAACACATTCCTCCGGTATAGCCGAGATTGGGTATCGTATTTGGTTGAAGGATACCAGTATGTCAGCAACATCGTCAGCATGAATAACTTTATCAGCGTCCGGTGGCTCCAATGGGTTGGAGCAGTATTTGGCCATGAGGTCACGCCGGGGTATTTGCAATTCACAATCCCGAACCCCAGGAAATGATATGTGTTGGTTTGTTCCATTAGGTGCGGCAATGATGGGTTCCACAACCGCAGCAGTCACAGCAGCAGGTACAACAGCGGCGGCTAACGCAGTTGGCATGATGGCCACCCTTTCCGCCGCAAGTTCCGCAATGAGTTTCGTAGGGCAACGTCAACAAGCGTCCGCCCAAAAGAAGTACCAGGACATCGCCGCAAAGCAGGAAGCCGCCCGGTTTGCAAGGGAGCAGACTGCACTCCGCAGGGAGCAAGCCCAACGCGAGCAAGCCGCCGCCGAGGAAAGCCTAGCCATCCAACTCCGGGCAAACCAAGCCGCAGCAACCGCAGCAACCGCAGCAGGAGAAGCGGGTGTATCCGGCACAAGCGTCAACGAACTGGTCAATACCTACTTCCAACAGGAAGGTGACTACCGCAGGTCTTTGATGTTGGAACAAGGGTTCCAGCGTGAATCCACCGGGGCGGCATTGATCGAGTCCGGTTTCAGGACACAAATGGAAACCACCCGAATCCAGCGACCAATCAACCAACCATCCTTGGTCGAAGGTGTGGTCAATACAGCAAGCAGTCTCTACTCCGGTGCGGTATCCGGGATGCAGTACAATCGGTTGAGGGAAGGTACATAATGGCACGCGAACAAGTCAAAGAACTAGCCACCCGTGGAGTACGCCCAGCATCCATCCAAGGTGGGACAGCACAAGTGGTTGTCCAGCAAGCGGCGGAACCTAAGATCATGGGGCTGGCCAGGAGTTTGTCCGGGGTCAACAAGGCATTGAGTAGTTACGGGCAGATACTTGGATACCAAACTGAAAAAGGAATTAGCCAAGGTGAGGCAGAAGCGGCACGGGCGACATTGGAGGAAGCCGAAAAGAATCTGGATGCCACCGGGGAAAAGCTTGTAGCAGAAGGCACACTCCCCCGGTCAATGCTCCTTGGATACCAGAAAGGATACCGGAGGCGGATTGGGCAACGCATGGCAACTGAAGGTGTGCTTGGCCGACTAACAGAGAGGGAAACAGAACTGGATGACCCGGAAGCCGACGACAATATAGTCAACAACATTCTCCAGGAGGAGATTGAGTCGGCATGGGAAAGTTTACAAGGCAAGCCACTTGCACAGCAAGGTTTTGCACAAGGCATAGAAAAAGTGCGGAGCCTATGGCTGAACAACGCCACCAAGAAAAGGGATGCAGTCATACAGCAACACAACGAGTCTATGGTTGTGGAGGAACTCAACCGGGATTTTGGGGATTTATTGCAATCGGATCTATCTGATGAAGAACTTGGACAAGTACACCAAAAAGTAAAAGGCCAACTGGATAGTCTGTCCGCAGACAGTAAGTTGACACGGCAACGAGTCATTGAACTCTTTTGGTCTGGCACAGCAGTCCCGGCCATTTCAAACCTGATCGTTAGTGACCAACCCAATCGTGCAGAGCAGATGTTGGAGAACATCCTGACCATTGATCTGACAGGAAAAGGCGGTGTCCTTGGGAACATCAACAGGGAGGGAGCCTACATCCGATCAAAGGCAGTAGAGTTACGGAATCGGATTGAAGCCAAGCGTGACCAACTGGAGCGGGACTCAGCAAAGGTTGAGGATAATATCTTTTCCCTGTTTACCCCGGCGGCAACAGCAGTCTTCCAGGGTTACTCTGATTACAGGGAAGACAATGCAATGGCACAAGATGATGTAGCCAGGGCTTTGGAAGGGGCTGGCTATGAAAAGGGTTATGCCGCAACCCTTGCTGATCAACTGATACGATCACAGGACGTAGAGGGATTCCAGCGTGCATTGGCAAAATACACTTCAAATGAGGCCAAACGTAACGCATACGGGAAGACTCTCCCAAAAATGACCAACTTCATAATCGGCTTGGCAAACCAAAAACAGTTCTTTTTAAGTGACGAACAAAATAAAGAGGTTGTGGATGACTACGTGGATCGGCTTGATATTGACCCTGGCCTTAATCCCGGTACGCACTTAGCAAACCTAGGCATAGGAGATCCCGGCACAAGATTGGCACTCTCAGAAGCGAAAGCCAAACGGGACAAAGAGTTGTGGTTTACAAAAACGGAGACGCACCGGGACGCACTAAAATCCTTCGAGGACAGTCTGGAAACTATTTTTGAGACAACATTTGAGCCTGGAGACCCAGACGAGTCTAACGCATGGAAGATTACTCAGGTTGACCCATATATTCCGCAATACGTTGAGGCATACAACCAACGCATTCGTGAAGCCTCCGCCGAAACATCATCTATTGAAAATACAGATGAGCGAAACAAGGCAATGATTCAGCGTGTTGGTGAAATTAAAAAAGACATTCAGGACGACTGGCGACAATGGCAGGAAGTGTTAAAGGTTCGGCATGACGCACAGGATGCAATAACGGATAAAGATAAATTGTATGAAAACCTGACCGAAGCTGAAGCGGAGTTCTTTCAAGTCTACACCGACAAGGTCTTTGGGATTGAAAAGTATTTCTATCTTGGTGTCGGGGCGCAGGTATTGAAAGTCACAGGAATAGACGCATGGGAGGACTTAAAGCAAAGGAAACTTGGGAGTTTCAATAGTAGAGCAAACGCAATCCGTTATGCGGAGTCAGCAGAAAAGATTTACAAATCCGGCACAGTCTCGGTTACCCCTCTTGTTGGTAAAAAACACAAAGCCACCCTTAAGGACTCTGAGAGGAAATCCGTAAAAGAGTTTGCAGAAGCCGCAAGGGTGATCTTTGGATACAACCACATCGACGAAGTTCCTTCTGGTGTAATTATTGATCCAAAGATCACTCCATTGTTCTCCGACACAAAGGCGTTAGAGAGTTTTGGTCAAGAATGGGCAGAAGAGTTTTTGAAATGGCAAGATTCAGGGGGGCAAAATTTCGCAGACTACCCCGCTTTAACAAAACTCGGGACACTCACGGGAATAGTAACTGCTAATGCTTTCAATGAGTTCATAGCTACACAGAAAGGACTATTGAGCAATGGCAACTAACCCACAAACAGATCCAAGGTTTCGCTATCTTTATGATCAATCCATTGATAATCCAACACTCAAAACCACTCCTCCTGTTAGAAGTGAACCCAAATTCGACTTCCTGGATAAACAACCGAACCTGATTACCATACCGGAAGACCAGCAAAGTGAGATTGATCGCCAGCGGGACACATGGGTAAAGAACGAATCCTCATGGTCTTTTAAAGGGGCAGCAATCGGCACGGGTAGGGTTATTGCCAGGACTCCTCTCAGGATAGCAGATGACATCACCGCCCTGATTTCCGACACATTCGTCTTGAACCGGGCGACGGACTTCGAGGAGAAGATGTTTGGAGATCCCAAGAGTGCGGTGGAAGACATTGCCACGGAAATGGGTTCATGGCTTGGGACTTTCTTTATTCCTGGTGGTTATGTCGCAAAAGGTGCAAAAGGTGCATCAAAGGCAGCAGGGGGGGCAAAGGTTGTGTCTGCCCTCGGTAAGACAGAGAAAGGCCGGAAACTCCTCAAGGTAGGCAAGATTGCCGGGGAGGGTGCGGTTGCTGGTGCAGTTGCGGATTTCATTACGACGGACACAGAGGACATTGAGGGGACTCAAGCCTTGATCGCCAGGACAGAAGCAACAGTCCAGGGGGTCTTTATTGGTGCTGGAGTCAATCTTACTATGCACGGGGCTGGTCGCATTGTTGGTGCATCCCTAAAGAAATGGAGGGCATTGCGTGAAGTAAGGAAGGCAACGGAAGGCAACGCCGACCCGCAGAAGGCATTGGAGAAATTGAAAGAGGCGGTAGAAGAGGAAAACGCCGTAAAGGAAGACATCTTTGCCGACATCAACAAGACGGATGACGGGGTGGCCGACATTGACCTGGATAACCTAGACAACGATGGTGTGATCGAAACGCCGACGATTCAACCGGAGGCAGAACCTGGGATCAATAAGGACATCCCGAAGAAGGAACGCCCGAAGAAAACTGTTGAGCAGGAGATGTTGACCATCGAGGAATTCATCAACCGGGGACAGGGTTTGCCAAACCAGATTGATCGACTTGTCCAACTCAACAAAGCTGTTGCAGATAAATTCAACCCGATCCTGGCAGACCTAGTAAAGGCAATCAAGAAGTACCAGGATGACCCTGCTGGCATTGGGCGGATCAAAGAACTGGTATTGAGCATGGAACTGGATGTCCACCGATACCGGAAACTTGTGGAATTGAATGCCAAGGTCGGCAACCTGAACGGGAAGAACCTCCGGGCGCATTGGGGTGATGGCGCAAACTTCTCCAAGCCATTTACTTACAAGCCGGAAGTCCTGAAGCGGGTCAACCAAGTGGACTCCATCCTGGACTTGATCAATAAAGCCAAGAACTCCCCGACCTTCGAGAAGGATTTGGTGGACAGCATCCAGGCTGAAATTAATGACCTCATTGATGTATCCAAAGGCAAGAAGACTTTAGGGGAACTGCTGGACAAGAAGTTCCAAACGGCACGCAACCAAGCTACCGAGGATATTTGGGGTAAGTACAAGAAACATATCTCCGATCAAGTCACAAGGTTGCTTGTGCCATCAAAAGCCAAGCAAAAGGCGGCACTTGATGTATTTAGCGACAGGGTGCAGAAGACAGTCGGGGATGCGATTGAACCGGACAAGGCGGTGGCTAAAAAGGCCAATAGAGCCCTTTATGAAGCGGCGGACATTTTAGACAACCCTGACAAGTACAAAGAGGGCATCGAGCAGGTAATAGATGACATCAGTAAGTCCGACAAGATACCTGAAGATGCAAAGGAACGGGCAATCGAAACCCTCACCGACATGCTCGAAGGCAATGTTGGCAAGACGCTTTTTGAGGGACTGCCACAACATGCCAAACTGATTAAGTCGATCATCAAGGAGGAACTTGGGAATATCGGAAAGACTGTCAGGCAAGCGGTAAAGGAGGGGCGTGAAGCGGATATATTGGACGAAGTGCTTGAAAGTGTGAGTACCAAGGTAGACCTCCCCCCTTACGCCAAGTCCGTCCTCTTGGATAACATACGTGCCGAACTCGGGAATGCCATTACGGCCATCAAAGACCGGACGATCCGTGACTTTATCAACAAAGAACTCTTTAGAAAATTCAACCTCCACGAAGAACTGGACAACCTTTACGACTTAAAGGACAAGTCTATCGAAGAGATCCGTGAATACCTGGCCAAAGGGGTGAAGCGGAAACCGACCCCGGATGACATCAAAATACTCCAGAACCAAGTTCGGGCGGCACGTAACGAACTGGAGGTGAAGTCAGAGAACGCTTTTGTGATGGAACTTCTCCAGCGACTCGGATCATTGCCGGAGTACTCTGGGCCAATCCGTAGCGACATGGAACTATTCCTGGGGGCATTCGAGAAACTCCGGCTAAACTTCATGCTATCCCGGCCAAGGACTTGGCTGGTCGGTGTTCCATCCGGGTTGTCCACCATGATTTACCAACCGATGAAGCAAGCGGCATTTGCTTTCTATAAAGAAGTAGGGACTGGCATTAAAGACTTCCGTAACTTTGAAAAGGTAAAAGTCGGGTTCCAGCGTGCGTTGGCCGAACTTAAGGCAACTTCCGAATATGTCTCCAATTTCAGTGATGCGATGCGTCTCATGGGGGAGGCGGCAAGGCAAGGTCGGCCAGTCTTCAATCCACGCAGTTTGATCCGACACCAGGAGGAATTGGTAAAGGAAGGTGTGGGGTCAATGGACAAGATTCGGGTTCCTCTCCGGGACAGGCAAGCCATGAAGGAACTGGTCCATCGTTATGGCGTGGACACGCAAGAGAACAAAAATGTGTGGCGGAACTTCCTGAATGACATGATTGAAGGCACACCTTCGACAAAAGTAGGCAAAGTCCTCGACCCACTTTTCTCGTTATCATTCAGGATGATGGGGATGTTTGATGAACCGATGAAGTTCCTCGGAACGATGAGGGCGATACGGGCGGAGGCATTACAAAACGGAATTTCTAAAGGACTCGAAGGGGAAGCCTTGGAGCAATCCATTAAGGATTACATGGAAGAGGCAGTTGGTCGCGTGGATGGAATGCCGCAATGGAAGAACAACGAGAAGTTCGACGAGATTGAACAACTTGGGTTAGCGATCACATTCCAGCAAAAGTATGCTGAAAAGTATGTGTCGATGGTTGCCCGGAGTATCTCCCAATGGTCAAGGGGAGGGGATGACGCATACTATAATCCGATCAAGATTGCAGCCCGGATGTTCCTTCCGTTCATAAAAACCCCAGCGGTTATCGCACAATTCGTCTTCGATAACTTCCCCGGCGTTGCCCAGACAAAACTGGTGATGCAATACGCAAAGAAGTCCCCAAAGCACAGACTTCTTAAAAGCAAGATGGCACAAAAGGTTGATGCCGAGAATGTAATCAACCACGCCACGACACCTGGACAAGTCAAGCGTGCGAAGGAAACCTTGGCCAGCTTGGCCGAAGAGATTGATGACCTCAATATGTCAATCAAAGTAGAGGAAGCGGAAACTGCGGCACAAGCATTAATGGCAACTACAATGCTTGCCGGGATGGGAACACTGGTTGCCAACTCAAGCATTACAGGCACAGGGGCATTCCTGACTGATGACCAACGCCGGAGATTTTTGGATTACGGATGGAAACCGAACCACATCCGCATTGGCGGGGTAAATGTAGATTACTCCAGATGGGAGCCTTTCTCCACTATCTTGTCATTGACAGCGGACTACATGCACTACCTGAAGATCATGGATGCGTCCGGCGGGGAATTGTTGGAAGATGAAGTTGGCCTTGGCCACCTGATCCATGTATCCTTGGCAGAGAACTTCGCTAACAAATACTTTGTGCGTGGGTTGTATGAACTTTTGAAGACAGTCGATAGCGACACGAACATCGAGGACACTTTCGTCAGTTACCTGTCCACCCTATCCCCTGGCATTATCCGTGATATATCCCAAGTCAATGAGCCGTTCCAAACAATGGCCAGCGACATGGAGAGTAAGTTAAAGGAGCGGATGCTAGGGATTAACCCTGGCCAGTACCGACGGAACCTCCTTGGGGAGAAGGTGGAGCGGGTCTGGTCGAAAGAAGGACTCTGGGGAATGGTCAATCCGATTATGATGAGCGACTTGCCGGATGACCCTGTCCTTCGTGAAATTGCCGGAATACGTGGCACGCTTGGACAAGCCAGGACATACCGGAGGCAAGGGATCGACACCAGGAAGTTTAGGAATGATTCCAACCAAACCCTTTACGACGCATGGATGGATGAAATGTCTACCATCAAAATCGGGCGGAAAACTGTACGGGAAAGGTTGAAGAAGCTTTTTGAATCCAAGAAGTACGCCGATACACCTGTTGAATCATTTGATAATGAGCAATCAAGATCCGAGATTGTTGCAAAAATACTGTCTGACTACCGGAAGCGTGCATGGGAATCCATGTTGAAGAAGCACCCGGAGGAGTTCCGTGACGAGAATGGACAAGTCTGGACAGACAAGAAAAAATCTGAGAACATCACCGCAGAACAGAAACCCTCCTTTACAGACCTCCTCAACTTCTAATCGCCATGCCATCAGGAAATACATTCAACGAATACACCGGGGACGGAAGCACAGTAGACTTCACCTACACATTCCCGACACTCAAGGACGAACATGTCATCGTAAACGTCAATGGCACGGACTACGACAAAGATGATTCCGTCTTTAACCTGAATACTGGACCAACCAGGGTAACCTTTATCACAGCCCCGGCAAGTGGTGCGACAGTCCGGGTTTACAGGAATACGATGGGGAAGGACAATGATGACACCGACGCTATCGTGACGTTTGCTGACGGGTCAATCATTACCGAGGACAGTTTGAATAAGGCAGTCCTCCAGAGTCTTTATATCGCACAAGAGAAGGCCGACTTCGAGACAGACTTGGCCGATTCCGCGAATGGGGCAGTTCTGGTTTACAATTCGACCACAGGCAAGTGGGAAGTCCTGCCAATCAATCTCCAGTACGATTCCACCAATGGAACATTCGGGTTCGGAGGAACCCCGGCGACTGATTACGCCCACAAGTTCTACGGCGATTTCCTGGTGCGGCAAGACGGCACAAGCAACGGGGCAGTCCTCACTATTGAGAATACAGATGCAGCAAGCACAGATGCTGTCCTGATCCTGGCCTCCAAGTCCCCAATCATCCAGATGTACGACACAGACGGATCGACGGACAAAAAGTATTTCGAGATCCAGCACCAAGACGGGACGATCACCTTCCAACCGCTTGACGACCTTGGTGCGGCAAAGGCGACAATCCCATTGAAGCTTCTCGAAGATGGAGGGGTGCTGATGCCATCACTCCCGACATCCGACCCTTCTGTTACCGGGGAAGTGTGGAATAGCAACGGCTTCTTGATGTATACAGGATCAGAGGCAATTATCAACACACTAGGAGATGTTGATACTTCTGGAGTAGCGGCAGGAAAATTCCTAAAGTATAATGGAGTTTCAACAAACTGGGAAGCTGGGGATATTGATGACCTCAACGAGATCGGAAATGTTTCTGCCCCAGGTCCCTCCAATAAAGATATTCTGGAATATGACGGATCTGAATGGGTAAACCGATCCCGATATGTCTACGATAGCGGGTGGGTGACCCAGTGGGGATCTACTACCCTTGCCGCCAACACCTTTGATTCAGTCACAATGACCGCTGCGGTGGGTGGATACTTCCCATTTGAAGTCCGTATCTGGGGGCGGCTTGCCTCCTCTCCAAATGAGGTCTACCCACTCGACTCCGCCGTCGCCCAATCTTCCGCATCCGGGACAACAGGGGTACAAGTGAAGTACAATGAATCCACCCGTGACCTCACCCTTTACTTCCAGGATGTCCCGGTCTGGCATGAAGTCACATCCGGCTTTGGCAGCACCCTCTTATGGGGAACCGGGATTGACGAAATCCGTGTCACTCTAATCTAAGCGACCAATGGGCAAGCCATCACAGAACGAACTGGAGGGACTGCAAGGGCAACTCGCCAAAGTCCTCGGGGATGCCATCGCCGACATGCGGGTATCCGGGGAATATAACTCCGGGGTACTGAACGTGGCACGACAACTCCTCAAAGACAACGGGGTGCTAACAGTGGCCGACCAAGGCAACCCACTCCAAGACCTTGCCAAGATCCTGCCATTCGACGAAAAAGACGTAGCTGCCCAATAGACAACCATGAGGGGAATACATGGAAGAAGACCGGACTGAAACGGACGGGAAGGAAGAACCGACCCTTGAGAAAATCAACGACTTCAGGAACATCCTGTGGCTTGCGTGGCGGCATCTCGCCCTACCTGCGCCTACGCCCATCCAATATGACATCTCCACCCACCTCAAAAACGCAGGAAGGCGGGAAATCATCGAAGGCTTCCGGGGTGTCGGCAAGTCCTGGATCGCCTCCATTTACGTCATCTGGCGACTCTACCTTGACCCGACCCTGAATATCTTGGTTGTCTCCGCATCGAAAGTGCGTGCCGACGACTTCAGCACCTTCACGCTCCGGGTCATCAATGAAATCCCCCTGTTCCAGCACCTTCGCCCTGGCCCCGACCAACGCTGCTCCAAACTGGCCTTCGATGTTGGTCCAGCCCCCGCAGCACATGCCCCGTCGGTAAAGTCCCTCGGGATCACCTCCCAACTCACCGGGTCACGGGCGGATGTAATCGTTGCCGACGACATTGAAGTCCCGAACAACTCCCTGACCCAAGGGATGAGGGACAAGTTGGACGAGCAAGTCAAAGAGTTCGAGGCCATCCTCAAACCCCTCGACACCTCCCAAATCATCTTCCTGGGAACCCCGCAATGCGAAGACACAGTTTATTCCAAACTCGCCACCCGTGGATATAACACCCGGATTTGGCCGGCCCATTACGTCACCCAGGAAACCAACGAAGACACCTACAACGGGGCGGTTGCCAGCATTTGCATTGATGAACACCAAGTCGGACGCTCCACCGAACCCGTCCGGTTCTCCGACTCCGACCTGGAGGAACGCCGCGTATCCTATGGGAAAGCCGGGTATGAGCTCCAATTCATGCTCAACCCCCAACTCGGGGACATGGAACGCTACCCCCTCAAGGTATCCGACCTCATCGTCACCGAGATAGACCCGGAACTTGCCCCGGAGAAGGTTGTCTACGCATCTACGCCCGAACTGCAATGGGACACCTCCCTCCCCAACGTCGGCCTCTCCGGCGACCGATTCCACCGACCCATGAAAACAGTAGGGGACATGATCCCCTTCACCGGATCCATCCTTGCCGTTGACCCCTCTGGACGCGGTAAAGACGAAACCTGCTACTGTGCCACCAAGATGCTCAACGGGCAAATCTTCGTCCCCGAACTTACCGGACTCCAAGGCGGGTATGACACCAACACCCTTACCCTCATTGCCGAAGCCGCCAAACGAAACAAAGCCAACATGATCATCATCGAGTCCAACATGGGTGACGGCATGTTCTCTGAACTCCTCAAACCCATCCTCTACCAAGTCTACCCTTGCGCCATTGAGGAAGTCCGGCATCACACCCAAAAGGAACGACGCATTGCCGACACCCTCGAACCCGTCATCTCCGGTCACAAACTTATCATCGACCCCTCCGTCATCCGCGACGATTACCAATCCATCCAACACTACCCCGCCGACCGACGCGCCTACTACTCCCTCATTTACCAAATGTCACGCCTCACACGGGACAAAGGCTCGCTCATGCAGGATGACCGCATCGACACCCTCGCCATCGCCGTTGCTTACTGGACAACGCAAATGGCACAAGATGCTGACCGCAAAATCAAACAACGATCTGACGACCTCCTTGACAAAGAACTCCGCGATTTCCACAAATCCGTCTTCGGTCATAAACAAAAACAACTGACCTGGATGTGAACCAACCTAAACACTAGAACTGATGAGAAAGAAAAGACACCCACTTTACCAAACGTGGTCAAACATGAAGACCCGTTGCTACAACCCTAACTCTCCCTCATTTAAATACTATGGGGCAAGGGGGATCTTAGTTGGTGACCAATGGAAAGAGTCGTTTGAAAACTTTTGTTCCTGGGCAATGGAGAATGGTTACAAACCAGGACTCCATATCGAGCGCATAGACAATGAAAAAGGATACTCCCCGGAGAATTGCACCTGGGCAACGCCATCACAGCAACAATGTAATAAAAGAAAATACAGGTCAGTTAATCAATATCAAGGGGTCTCAAAAAACAGGAACCAATGGTATTGGCGTGTACAAGTTAATGGGAAACAAATCAGAAAATACGGCTTTACCTCCCCAGAGGAAGCCCTTGCGTCAAGGAACCAATTCATCCTTGCCAACCAACTTCCTAACCAAATACATGACGTTTGTATCTCTACCTAGCAACAACCAACATGAACACCACACAAGAACAACTGGAAGACTTGATCCGCCGGGTTAAAAAGTTAGCCGGGACACCGCACCTGATCCTACAATCTAAAGGGAAAGTCTGGATACTGGAAATCCTCCCGGCAACCTACTACCACATGAACAGCATCCGTGTCCTTGCCGACACTATCGAGGAAGCCATCCAGAAAGCCGACCAACACATCCGTAATTACGAAGCACTGGCCAAATAACTACTTCAACCTTGACCCCAACCCAGCCCCCACCCCATTATCACCCCCGTATTAGTTATTGCTCATAGTTCATTGATTAGTCTCAACCCCCGGCCAGTTTTCTTTTCCTTTCCTGGTCGGGGGTTTTTTATGCCCAAGCACCAAACACCAAACATAACCATCTGGTAATGAAACCAATTTCACTACCAAACTTACCACCACCACCACCAACCACCACCACCCATTTTACCCCCGAAATACCCCACTTTGCACAACAAAGCAAAACCCCACAAAAACACTTTTTCAATACCACCACCATCCCACTCCACCACTACCCTCACGCCAAATCGCCAAAATAAAAAAGCTTGACGCAATTTATTTCACCCCCCTATTTAAGCTCGTGCGCACGAATAGTGGGTTATTATTTGTACCTACGGCACTGCATAAACACCCATTGTAGCATGTGATTGCGACAACCGCACGGACGTGCCTTCAGCACTGTGCTACTACTCTATACGATACGCCTCATGTACACAATTTGTACACGCAGGTACGTACAATGTACACGCCACTTCGACTCCGCAACACGACTCGGTTTGACGGAAAAATACCCACGGGTAACGAGGCTTGGTTTGACGGAAAAATTTGTTGCGGCAATTAACGCAATGTACCTCGCCATACCCCCCCCTGGGGGTGGGGCTACGCGCGTAACGCGTGTATGCATACGGGTACTATTTTAACGCGTAACGCGCCCAGGGGGCTGTGGATCTCGCCCGGCCGCTGACTTCACGCCGGATTTATAGTCCGATGGACGGGGTCGGATCCACTGAATAGCCGGGGTTTGCTATGTTAAGCTTATGTTTCGTATGTTAAAGTTATGTTAAGCTTGAATTACTGATTCGGCCCAACCTAACATTCCTTCCCCCACATTAATCGCATGCATAAGTTTGGTTTGCTGCAGTCCGGTGTGAAAATAGTTGCAATCTGTGGTTGACACCTCGGCATCCACTCAACATCTTGTGTGGATATTCTACCTGGCATGCTGCCCGGGGAGGATTAAACGCTAACCATCACTATAATATGACCACTACCAAACTCTGGAATATCACCTGGTTCCTCACCTGGAGCCTATTAATGTTTAATTCCCTAACAACATCCTGGATCTACAGGATGGAGATCAGCGAATGGATTAACCAAACTGGAGTCCATGCGGTTGGACTGGGGATTGTTATCCTCTGTATCGTTACGGCCATAACGGCCATAAGGGAATTGAACCGCTAACCACCAACTACCATGACTACTACTGTTAAGACCTATTCAATGGAATTCACCAATGATGAGATGAAAACTCTTTGGGAAGCACTTTCCCAATATGTTGAAAACGTAGAAGTTGCCACTTACGCAGATGCACCTATTGAAACACTGAACCTGCTGGAAAGGTTTGATAGCCAGTTTGCGATCGAAAGCTAACCCACTAACACCACTAAAAAATGACCAAAGAGAAAATCATATCGATTCGCGATGCCTGCAAGGCATCCATCATGGAAACACTAAACGCGTGCAGTCATCCAATGGCCGCCCATTTCCAGGACTGTTTTCTGGAAAAGGGAAAAAAGAAAGGTTGGCTAAGGGAAAAACCCAAAAACAGTGATTCGTTAGCCTTATGGGCTTTCCTCGCGCTTAATTCAAATCCCATTAAATTTGGTGAGCGCGTAACCGGGCGACTAATGATGGATCCGGAAGCGCAATTCATTTTTAAGGACTTGGAATCGATCTGGGCTAATCCGACTAGGGTAATGGCTTGTCTGGATTATGACCGAGTGAAACTTGAATTGCTTGGGGTTTATTGAAACCCCACTGAACCACTAACTACTACCACTACAAAAAATGACTAAGCCACTACAAAGCCTTGCCCAGGACTTCTTGGGCGCAAACCTACCCCTTGAACGCGCCCGGATCCGGGAGGCGGTTCAAACGGAAATGGATTCGATTGAATGTGACTCCTATTCTGGAATCCTGAAATCAATTGGCATTTCCTACCTAGCAAGCGTTAACTCGAGCCAAAAACTCGAGAAGGGGCGCAAACTTGAATTCGATACACTGGGCTTGTATCTAGCCCCTGCAAATCGATCCGGGAGGAATGTTTGTTCCTTCGCTGGAGTTTGTCAGGCACCGTGCCTGGTGGATAGCGGGCATGCGCTTTTGGAGGAGCGTGCGGGAAAAAGCACCATTTCCCGTGCAAGATTAATCAAGACCTGGCTGCATGAATTCCGGCCCGGATTGTTTGGATTCGCAATCGTCCATGAAATCAAACGTGCAGAAAAAGCAGCCCGCAAAAAACGGCGCAAGTTCTGCGTCCGACTAAACTGCACGTCGGACCTGGATTTCTCAGATATCCATCTACAATTTCCGACTATCCAATTCTACGATTATACGAAAAATCCGCACCGCATGGAGTCGGCAAACTACCACTTGACATATTCTTGGGACTCTTTTGCTCCCGGGCGGCTTCACTTCTACCGGCAAGCCTTAGCCCGCGGGCAAAAAATCGCATTCCCAATTGCCAAATGCGACATGGAGCGGGCCCTTGCGTTACCGGACACTTTGGAAATGGACAGCTCGGATCTGCGTTTCCTAGACGGGCCCGGAAAATATGGTCTTCTTTCCATTAAGGAAACGGGTAAGACCCAAGAAGGGCTTCAAAAGGGGTTTTTCCTCGACTATGATGGGCTTGTAAGCGCAATCAAATGGATAGAAGGGCAAAAATGATTTACTCCATTTTCTACCTTGTTCTTGCCTTGGCAGTCCTTCATTGGATCGCACTGTAAACCAAACCCAAACCCAAACCCAAACCCAAAAAAGAAATGAATATTGAAATCATTCAAAACCCCAACGGCACATTTTCCATTTTCGTAAATGGAGAACTAGAAAGTGATGGATGGGAGCGTCTGGAATTTGCACGCACGCACGCACGTTTCCTATAAACCAACAAACCAACAAACCAACAAAGCCCCGGATGCTAAACCGTCCGGGGCTTTTTTGTACCTGGATCCAATGAAGCCCAGATTGCCACGTTACGGGCTTTTCACCTTTTCCCCATACCATTACCTACCCTATCCCCTATAAAGCCCGATTTGACCCCATAGAAGCGCAAATAAAGGGCATTCCGGCGTAGGGCTGCACTCTTTTCCGCATGCACGTTGCATGCACGCCAACTTATATCACGCACGCACACGCACGCGCCTGGGTGGGCGCACACCCGAAGCCATACCTGACCACAAATCCGTCGGCTAATCCGTGGACTGGATACCTGACCAAAAAAAGTTCCCGTAGGGAAAGGGGGCGGATCTGCACAAGATGTTGTTTTTTTCTTGCAGTTTTCTTCTTAGTGGTTCAGGTTGGTTGTCAGATTCGGGAATTACCCCGACGAAACCACTACGAAAAATGACCACTACACCTTCAACTTCCTTCCGGCGTGCAATGCGCCACATCGACTGGCAAGACCCGGAGTTTCACACAACCCGCAAGGGAAAGCGGAAGCTGATCCGTAAAGGCATCCCTGCCCAGGCATTCTGGAGAAACTTTCGCAACTGCAAGCAGGAGTTTGCAGCGATGCGGGTTTCTCTCAACGTGACAGACACGATCCAGGAGTATTCCCGCAAGACCGGGAAAACGAAGGCACGCAAACTCTGGGAGGTTATCGCCTGGGATGCTTCCATCATTAACTGAACAACTGACTACGAACTATGAACTACCAAGACCTGCCACAAGACGCACGCCATCGCGTCGAATCCGCTGCCATGAAGGCAATCGCAGAAACCATCGTCTCCGAGGTTCCAGTCTGGAACCATGTATCCTGCGAGCAACTACCCTTTGGGTGGTTTGTCCGCCAGGAAGACGACCAGCACATCCTTCGCCACTCCGCCCCAGGTGGATGGACAGAGCATGGAAGGTTCCTTTCCTACCAGGAGGCTGTAAAGTCTGCCTGGGTAATTGAAGTTGGAACCTCGATCCGCACTATCGAAATCCCTGACTTCTCCTGGAACGAAGGAGGCGACCAATGAGACTCGAGGAACTCATAGAAGAAACCCACCGACGCTGGTGGATCGACAACAAGGACGCACACGGAAGTTATAAGGCTGCGGAGGCCGTAATCAACATCGTCGGCAACCTGGAAGTCACGGAAGTGACGGAATCTCACATCGACCAAG